CTTTGATTATTGAGTTGTTCATTGTACACCTTTTGTAAATATCATCATATAGGTATTTACAAAGGGAATCGTTGTGGATTTATTAGTACATTGGAAATTGGAGACGATGAAATGAATATATTAAATGATGCTCTATACACAAAGGAATATAATTATGGGTTTATTTGACCATTTTAGTAGAGATAAAAATGAGTTTTTCAATCATCAACAAGAGTACGCTCAAGAAAAATTTATGTACTCATTGTTAAATACTGAGATTGTGTTGAAGTTTGGTATTCTATGTAAATATTTCGTAATTGATTATAATAAAGACCATAATCCAATTTTTGGTGAAGATGAAAAGCCTATCACTAATATAACACCCGATGAATATTCCTTTACCGTGAAAGCTATGCCTACAGAGCTTCCAAAGGAGGATACCGAATGGGGTTCATTTGGACAAGATAGTACGGAGTCAATGAAGCTATTTATTCCTATTGAACATTTTAGAAGAATGTCTTTAGTCTTTGACAAAGATGCTCATAAACCAAAGATAGGTGATTTGATTAAGACTGAATATAATGATTTTTTTCTTGAAGTCACATTTGTAACTACCTCATCTTCGGATGAGAAATTCTTACAATCATCGCATACTTATGAATTATCTGTGAGAAAAATGGTTATTGATGAAAGTATTGAATCTGTTGTTGATGGGTTTGGAATGGATGAACTTGTGGATATGTTTAATACAAATTCTAGCAAGTTGGATATTTCAGATAAGATTGATGAAATGAAGAACGGTACTGATAATGAACTAGGGAAAGATACATTTCCTACAAGTGGTAAAGGGAAAAATAAAGTCCTTTATGACCCTAAGATAACTGAGAAAGATTCACGCTTTAAAAATGAGGGATGGTAAAAGCGTGAATCTTGTTAGTTATTTCAATTGCATATTTTCGTCATAATGCTCAGATAAGAACTTCTTCATTAATTTATTGTTTAATAAGTAGAAGTTCTTATTTGGTTTTCTTGCTTCTCTATCCATGACATCAATATCGGAAATCATATCTTCGGTGTATTCATTTACAACAGTTACATTCTTTAGATTATAATCAGCAATCATAGAGTCAAAACGACCTCCAACACTTGCAGTTAAAGTTAGATTACTTGGAATACTATCCAATCGTTTAACCCAAAAGTTTAGTGATTTTGTGTATGCCCAAAACTCCACATTTGGATTCTCTCTAGCAACTTCACACCACATATCAAAATATGATTGTGAGAAGAAATCACCTGCGGAGTGAATGCGAATAGCTTCTGCACCTTTTGGTACGATAATTTTATTACCCTCTTTAACATAGTCAAAATTAGTCCATCTTTGATTACGAACTGCAGGGAATCTCTCAGCACTACTTGCATAACATCTATAAGCTATAGACTCATTTGACATCTTACCACTTATTCTATCCACTGATACTTTGCAATCTACAGCATGGGGACAGCTATGCCCTGTTGGTAGGTTGAACTCATAAACAGTACCATCGTAATACTTTGTATTTTTATTCATCTTCATAATATTGTCCTTCAACTGAATATGTATATATTTATAAATACTAATATAATATAATTTTGAGGTCATTTGAATGGCAACACAACCTTATCCAAACTATAAATATTTTGCACCTGATGTTTTACTGTCAGTGACAATTGCACTTGCAGATAAATTTAATAATCTAAAAATCCGTAGATACGGTGATGATTTAATAACTGTTGTAAAAGAAATTGATGTAGGTCTGAACACTATGTTACCTACTAAGATGCATCTAGAAAGAATTGAAGATTATACATCTGAAGGTGGAGAATCAAGGTTCTATCAAACTGAACCATTTATGAATTTAAACCTCACAAGTATTAGTCGTGATAATACAAGGTCTTATAGTTCTAACTCTGAAAGGTTATTATCTGAAACTCCATACAAGGAGGGTTTTGTAGGTGATGTTCTATCAAATATGCAACCGACACCTTATAACTTTGGATGGACTTTAACAATCAGAACAAATGCTTATGAAGACAGTTCTCAGATTCTAGAACAGATTCTACCGTTCTTTAATGATGATGCTTATTTGAGAGTAAAGGAATTACCGTTCCTAAATATTGAGAGACAACTGAAAGTTACATTGGATAGTGTTAGTCCTGATGTTTCAAGTAGTTTAGGTGAGGATGAAATGCGTTCAGTGAATTGGACTATTGACTTTACTTTACAAGCTTGGATGTATAGACCTATTCGTGATGTAGGATTGATTGAGAAAATTGAAGTCTTGATGCAAGACACAGAAGAGAATACCCTAGCAGACTTCACAATTCATGGAAGTAGATTGAGTGATTATGTTCTAGGAGACTATGGTGATACAGTGCCTAGCGATGCCCTAGACTTGATTGTTTATAAAGAGGGTGATGTTCTAAAGATTAAGTACAAACAACCCTTAGACCCTATCCCTAGCGATGCTGTGAACATTGAAGTTAGAGAAGACAAACAAGTTGTGACTTGGAAAGTTTATAACTAGGAGATATACAATGAAAGATTTATTATTAGAAACAAGAGTAATGCTAGGAGAGGATAGAGCTTCTTTATTAGAAGAGGGTTATAAAGAAGCGGTTAAAGATTTTGGAGAGAGTTCAAAACCGACAATTGACACTTTCAGAGAACTTGTTAAAAAGAATCAATTTCAAGGTAATGAAAAGAATATTGATTATTGGAGAAAACAAGGTTATGAGAAATTCAAATCTAAAGTAATGGAAGTTGAAGCTAGAGGTTCAAAGAAATCTCAAAAGAGAGAAACGAATTCTACTCCACACAAAGATGCCATTAGAGTTAAAGACACAGAAAATTATGAAGTATTTCAAATTAAATCTTATGAAGCTTCTAAGTTTATGGGTAGATTCTATAAAAATAAATCTACATCTTGGTGTATATCTACAGATGAAAAAAAATACTTCAATGAAGAATATAAGGATTCAAGTTTCTATTTCTTTATTAGAAAAGAATTCCAAGGTGATGAATTTGATAAAGTAGCTTTGCAGTTGGATGAAGATAACTATCATTTATTTTGGGACATTGCCGATGATGATTATGATAGGAACACACAAGGATTGCCTAGTGAACTAAAAACATATAATGTTGAGCATTTTGATAGAATTGAGATTCCGTTTATTGATACGGTTATTGTTAAAGGTACTTATGAGCTTGTAAATGGAAAATATAATGTAGATGGAAATATTAATATGAACAATCTTGAGTTGGATGAAATACCTATTCAGTTTGGAATTATTAATGGGTCATTTAGATGTATGCGTAATAATCTAAAATCATTAAAAGGGTGTCCATCAAGTGTTAAATTCTTATTTGATGTTTCTGAGAATCAACTAACATCTCTAGAGTTCGGACCCGTTGAAGTTGGTGATTATAGTGCAAATGATAATCCTCTAACATCGTTAAAAGGATATCCTACTAGGGTAAAAGATAATTTTAATGTTCATACAAATAAATTAGATAAATCCGACTTTGAAGAATTTAAAAAGAATTGTAAAATAGGTGGTAGAATAATAGGAGAACCGAAAAACTAGATGATTTTATTTCGGACTTAATAAATTTTGTAAATACTTATATAAAATAAAGGATTATATATGAATAGTTTAATTAGACAAACAAATAGACTACTATGTGAATCAGATGAAGAGTATGCATCTGAAGAAACTTATTATGTTGACACTGCAAAGGTAGGAGCATACATAAAAGAAATGTGGAAGAAGCATGGGAAAGAATATATCGCTGATGAAATTGGTGATGAAGACCCCGAAATCCAAGTTGATGATTCAGAATTCACAGATAAGTTTCTAGAGGACGGTGTAAACCGTCCTGATATGATAGAATATATTCAGAAGAATTTCGGAGATGAATACGGTATGGGTCATGTTAAATTCAAAGGTGAGGAATTTAACATTGAAGAAACTGGCGAAATGGGTGATTATGTCCGTAAACTATTAGGTGATGCAATTGATGAAGACATTGAGAGTGGTCGTGAGGAGTTGAGAACCACAATCCGAGATTATGAAGCACCAATTAATAGTTGGAATTTATAAAACAAAAGACCTCCACTTGGAGGTCTTTCTACATTTGTGATATTTTATTTTGAGCTTCTTTAATTGCATCGTCTGATGCTTTGGCTTCTGCAATATCAAGTGAGCGTTCAAGTAATTCAAATTCAATAAAAGGTCTATCTTCATCAAATCTAAAACCGAACTCAGAAGTTATTACAGATTCTCGTTCAAGTAGATTTAGATATTCAAATGTCGGTAGGAAAAAAAAAGATTTCGGGATTAATTTCCGATTCGTTTTTATGTCCACACTTACAAGTCCATTTCTTCGTGACTCCTTTAATACCATAATCATACTTCTCAAGGTCATTAATAATCCACATTGCAAGTTCACCATTTTCTTCTAAGAACTCAACTGCAGATATAAAACATTTTTCATTTGTAGTGCAAGTGATTACATCTTGTTCATTCAAACTAATTGACTCAATGCTAGAAACAATATCAACAATATCTGAATCATATTTCTCTAAGTCTAGATTCTCAATTACTAAAGAGTCTTTGTGAATCTCCAAGCGATAATTAATTTTGAAAGTATCATTGGAAATTCTGACTTCTTTAGCTTCATTAAATTCTTCAGGTGGTTCAATGAATTCTAATTGGTCAAGACCTAGTTTAATATCATGAACCAAATCACATTCAGTGTTATGACATTCTGCAGTGATTTCAAATTCTCCATTGATAAAAGAGATTGACCTTAAATAAGAAAGGAAATAAAGTCTCTCAATCTGTGGCATTAATTCAATGGACTGAATTGTTAAATTCGTACAAGCTAGAATCAACTTGTCATAGACTTCATCCATGTTATCAGTATTGAATTCATTGAGTTGTTTAATTTCAGAATACTTTAGTTTTCTAATCTCAATAGGTTTAGTCATAGAGGGAATATAGAAAGCTCTGTAAGCAACTATTTCTTTTCTAGGTATCTCAACTCTCTCCTCAATCAATTCTTCTTCAACTGCGTCTAATAATCCGTTGGGAACTTCTTCAATTTCTTTTTTCAATTTTGGCATTTCAATTTCTCCTATACTTGTATTTACTTAAATGGATTATCAATAGTAGTCTTGTCTATTCCAAAGCCATCTTCACGATTAATCTCAACACCACCGATTTTATATTCTGCTCTAATCTTTCTTAAGTCATTTGAATCATCTACAATTGAGTCCATGATAACATTCAGTGCCATACATTTAGAGAATATGAATTCAAGAGTAGGTACAAGCTCATTAATAGAATGGTGTTTAGGTTTGGTGAATTTGATTACTTTAATCTCAGATACATTACTTCCCTTAAGAGCATTGATAGTTGAGTTGTATTTGAATATAGAATCACTATTCAAAATACTATTCAAATGAGTATTAGCTTTATCATCAATCAAAGTGATATTCATTGTCCCTACTTCAGAATCATTCCTAGTAACACAACGAGGTGGTTTTCCATACTTAGGATTTCCCAAATAATCTACTGACAAACTAGGTGATATTTTCAAATCAACATCTTGAATGTAAATAGGATTCATTCCTTCAACAAAAGCAACCCATAAGTAATCTAACATAGGAGCTTTATAATCTTGGAAGTAATTTCTTTTGTTTGTAAGTTCTTCTGTGATTGAGTTATCAGTGACTTTAATTCCAAGAGGGTGTAGATTGATTGAATATTTTACAGTGTCATTTGATGATGTAGAGACTGAAGGAATATCAACACCTAGAACTATACAACTATCAATTTCATAAGTTCGCACTGTAGTATTTCCATTGTCATACAATTCTATTTTAATGCTGTTAATTACTTGATTATCATTTCCACCTTGAACAATCTTAGTTCCTCTAGTTCCTATTGTATTTCCTAATTTCTCTAGGAAGAACGAAAGCATATTTCCTTCATTGTCTTCTTCTACTGAGATTGTGAATGGGTCAAAGTTCAAACCATTTTTCAAAGTTCTGTAATAGCTAGGGTGTCCAATAGCAGGGTTACCTCGGTGAGCAATATCATATCCTAGAATCATACTATTCAAATCAACTTCTTTAACTCGTGCATTTGCATCTTCACTTTTGAATCTAGAATCATTAATTGAAATCTTATGGCGATAAGAGCGTAGAGGTACAATAGGAATATCTTTAATTATTTCATTAGTTGATTCAAGGTCGTAGAATAATTTTAGAGGTTGGAAATTTGACATTTGGAGTTCTCCTTATTTGTATTTATGATTCTATTGTAAATAGATGTATGAGGAGAATTTTATAATGGATAAGACAGATATAAGTGGTATCAGATTTCGGAATTGGTTTGGGAAATCTCTAGTTAAGAATAAAGAGAACGAACCTTTGGTTGTTTATCATGGTAGTGGTGCGAAGTTTGAAGAGTTTGACATTTCAAAGATTGCTGATTCAAATGGTCGTTCAGAAGGAGCAGGTTTCTATTTCACAGATGATGACAGTATTGCTAAAGGTTATCAGAGAGATACGAATAGCTCTAGGGAAAGTGGTAAATTCAAAGAGAGTGGTTCTTTGTATGCAGTTTACTTAAAGATTGAGAAACCCATCACATTTGACCAAAAACCATTCACACGAGCACAAGTAACCAAGATTGTCAAGCGAGTTGCTAAAATTGAATCTGAAGAAGACGGAATGCATATCAATGACGGGTTCCTAGCTAACTATGGATATATTCCTGACGAGGGAATGGTTAGAGTTGTCAACAATGCAGTGGATGGAATAATGAATGATGATAATGTGCTAGACCAATTAGGGGGTTTAGTAGGAAGTGGATTGACTGCAAGTCAAGTCAATCAAGCAGTATATGAAACTCTAGGTTATGATGGGTATGTTGCAAATGGATTTGATAATCGTGGTGAAGGTGGTGGAACTATTTGGATTGCAATGTTCCCTAATCAAATTAAGTCAATTTACAATAAAGGAAAATTCAATCCGAAATCAGACAATATGATGGAAAGTTTAATTGAGAAAGTTGAGAATTTGCTATGAGATTATACAGAGGGTTAGAAAAAAAGTTCAATAAAGAACACGACCTATCTACAACTGATGCACCAAGCGGATACAGCACTTGGACTAACAATAAAGAACTTGCTAGACAATACGCAGGTGTAAATGGTTTTGTTTATTCATTGGATTTAGACGATGAATTTGAAACCGAAGAAATGCTTGATATGGATGGTGATAGAGGTTTGTTTCTGAACAATCAAAAGAAAGCGGGTTTAAATGGTGTGAGTGGTGATGAATATTTGGTTTATACACACCACGAAGAATTTAATCCAAATGATATCAAGTTGGTCACTGAATCAAAACGCAATCCATTAAATGAGGGATTCGCAGGTGACTTTATGAAAGCTATAAAGAAACCATTCAAGAAAGTTGTTTATACTCTTGACAATACTGAACCATTATCAAAAGACCAAGATTTTAAAATAGTTCAATTAGTCAAAGTGATGAAGAAATATCTTTATGATATAGGAAGTAACAAAGACCCACTGAACTACATTTTTAAAGAGTTTGAGAATGATTATTTCTTCAAGGGTTTTGGTGAGTGGTTGAGGGACGAAGACTACGCAGAGGATTCCCCATTGTGGTTAGATATTGTTGATACACTTGAAGAGTTAATTGTTCAAGCAAAGATAGCTAACTATGGACACAATGTTAGTAAAGAATCTTTCAGAAGTTATAACGATAAAATCGTGTTCATTAAGTAAAAACTAAATACATTTATAATTAACATTTTTAAAGGAAATGTAACATGGATAATTCAATTATCAAAGCTCATAACTTACTATGCGAAGGTGGAGAAGAAGAACTACAAGATGAGATTACTGCTTTTATAGAAGGTAGAAATCAAACTATGTCTCCTGATGATGCAATTGCATCGTTATCTGCATATATCGGTTATGCCATTACTCTTATGGATAAACTTAATAAGGGTAATTATGTGGGAATTACTGACGCATTCAAAAAGAAAATGATGAGTGCTCGTAAAAAAACAGCAGATGCGAGTGATGCGTGTGACGACCTTATGGATTTGATATACAACATTTAAAACTAAAAGACCTATTCTAAATAAGAGTAGGTCTTTTTAATTGAGCAATACTTATGAAATGTCATTTCCCCAATTGTGATTATCAAACTTCTTCTAGGAATAAAATGCATCTACATCACATCATCCCTAGAGAAGTTGACCCTAAATCAAAAGCAACAATCCCTCTCTGTCCCACACACCACGCACTTATATTTGTAGAAGCATCCAAACACGGACAACATTCAATTAAGACCTCTGAGAGCCTTATAATCCGTCAAATATTTGATTCTACAAGTGGTAAATGTATTCTCTATGAAGATATGAATGGAACTGAGATATATCATATTGTCTAAATAATAACGCCAATGAACTATCTAAATTTATAAGTCGTTGATTTATATGGATTAATAACTTCATCGTACTGTTATCTCCGAGCATTCTTTATCCATATAAACAAACTTAGGTGTAATTGAGCCATACAATGCACATACCTCAAAATACATCATACAAGGATAGCTATGTGGTTGCTCGTACACCTCCATAAATTGTTTAACTGATGTAGTATTCTTAGACCATATATTATCAACATCAGTTCTCTTTTCAATGCGAGAAATATATTCTTCTAGAGATTTAACAACAACTACTTTTAAATTATCCATCAAACACCTCAAAGTTTTCTTCAAGCCAATTTAGTGAAAGTTTTATTTCACCTACTCCAATATTCAACCACGCATCATAGTCAGCTAATGACAATCTGATATCACTAATAGTAGCTATCGTCATTTCATCGCCTATTGGGTGTTCATAGTCAAATGAAACCATAAAATCTTCATCAAGTGCTAGACGATTTTCTAATTTGATATCAGAATATTTGATTTTGAGTTGGTTATCATACCCCACAAACTTTGTACCTGCATCACTTATGATAAACATATTTGCGAGTTCGTCATAACCTCTGAACTTCTTGAAGTATCCACATTTAGTACCTATGATAGCTTTGACAAATGCAAGTTTATTAAGGTCTTTCAAATCAGATATATTGATTACAATAGTAGGGTTAAGTGATAGAGATTCTTTTGTTTTAGTTGTTTTCATTAGTAATCCTCAAGTAAAGTATTTCGTTTTTCTTTTTCTGCTTTTTCTTTTTCAAGTTTTGAATTCTTAGCTTTCAGAATTGCTTCTTGATTCTTTACATCAAGGTCATTGATAATTTCCATAACATCATCAACCCACTTTCCTTTTTCAATCCATCCATAAGTCTCAGACCACCCGGGTTGTCCAAATGCGATTCCATAAATTTCAACTGCATCCTTATTCAAACAAGGATTGCTATCGCCATTGGAGATTGCTTTTTCTCCTTTAGGTAGTAGGTAGATGCGAAATGTTTTACCTCTAGCATGACTTCCACAGACAAAATAGAATCTACCTATTTGTTGGGTCTTCTTGACAATACTATGAAACTGTCTTGCACCATTCATGAGTGACTTCTTTCTCTTATATGTGATTTCAGTGCTTTATTATCATCCAAAGCATTAAAGTTGTTCAAAAAGATATCTACATAGTCCTTGTGGATAGACTTAACAAACTCGCTATTAGTCATACGATATTGGTGATAGCCATCTTCAGTAAACAAGTCAGTTATTTTCTCAGCATCTACAAAGTGGGTTTTGCTTACTTGGATTAGAAACATCTTATGAACCTCTTTCTTTAAATATTGTTTTTAGTACGAGTGCTAGATTATCAACATCTAACTTTCTTCTAGTTGCATTATGTTTAAGTGCAATTGCAATGTCTTCTCGGTTCTTACCTTCGTGGTATTCAACATTGAATCTCTCAAATAACATTGACTCATTCACAGTTTCAAAAACTAAGGTTCTAGCCATTTCATCAAAATCAACACTCATAATCTAACCACCTTCTATGTTCTTCTTTTGAAATATCTCCATTATAGAAGTCTCTCCAATGTTCTGCAAAATCTTCACGACCAAAGTGACCTATAACATTTTCTTTTCCATACTTAACACCCAAATCCCAATGAGTCCCATCAGTACAATTTCTAACAGTTTCAACTCGGACTTTATTATTTTCTTTTATTAAATAAAACATTCTAATTCACCCATTCCGAAATACGATTTGTTACTAGTTTAAAAAGAGACATATCAATGTCAATTGTTATTGGAAATAGAATATTAAATCCAATACCCACGACAATTAACGCTGTTAGAAACTTACTCATAAATCCACCCTATCCATAGGAGTAAAAAGAATAAAATACTAAATCCAACACCTACGATGATTATAGCTAGATGAAGCTCTCTCATTATTTTTTACTCCAATCAAGTGCAATACTAAATCCTTCTTTCATTCCACCACCATCAGTCCAATATGCGACACTAGGCTCAACACCACACTCAAGGTTTAGGTAATCGTAGATACGCTTGAAATTACCTTTCATGTGTTGGATAACATCTTTTGGAAATACACTAACTTGCCATGAACAATAGTGATTTCCTTGTCTGCGAAGCATATCCAAGTCACCATGAAAGTCTCCACTAAATGAAGTTGCTTTATACACAATCATCCTAGACCTACCACTTTCAGCACATTTAATTAATTTACTCTCAATTGATTTTTTAAACTCTGCAAAAAAAGTGTCTTCTTCAACTGTGAATGTTTCAATCTTGTTTTTGATGTTTGCTAATTCGGCTAGTGTTATCATAATTTAATCCTTTGTTTTAACTTATTCTTAAAGATAGAAATACCCTCATAGATTTCCAAGGGTATTTCTTTTCTTTTTTACCAATGCCTAATCACACCTAGAGCAATAATGAGATTCGTTATGACGGTTTGAAAGATAATAAATGTCCTAAACAACGCAATCTTATCTGACTCTTTATTACACTTTGTTGGCTTTTCACCTAGAGCCAGACACCATAATCTCCAAATTTTTCTCATACTTTTAATCCTCTTATTTTTATTAATCAATGTAAATCAGTGACTTATACTATTTAATATCATTTGCTCTAGTGAATGCTTTTTCAACACTGTTAAGTGCAGATGAATAAAAAAAGTTCGCTTCCTCAGTGATATGTGGCATTCCACTGAACGGACAGAAATTAATACAATTCAATCCCACATTGTTGAGGGGGTTAATGTTAGGAGTTGATTGACTTCCTATCTGAGAACTACCTCCACCTAAATTTAACTTAGGTGCTTCAAGATTCAATGTACCACTTGTTCTGATGTTAATATTAGAACCATTCGCAATTTTGTTTTGAAGCTCTGCTAGAGACTCTTGAGCTAGTTCTTTTGCACTAGGTGGACTCATTATACCTACAAGGTCATTTCCACTCACAGCTAGGTGATTATCAAGAGTAATCTCACCTTCTTTATCAATGGTAACACTTGCAGAGTTAGCCATTTGAAATTTGAGTTCACCTGTTTTTCTATTTAGAACAAATGAGTATTCTCCATATTCAAATAAAACCACAGTATCAGGATATCCCTTTCTTGCAGTGTCAGATATCGCAGTTTTAGTATGAACTTTTGTTGTGTACTTAGGGTAATTAATATCTTCATTTTCAAATTCAATATTAACAAGCTCTCCTAGTTGTGGTGTAGCGAATCCATTTTTATAATCACTCAATGACTTAGGCATAACCCAAGGAAGCTCACTAGGTGATTCTTTTAGTTCTTGTGGATGAACTCCATAGATATAAACTTGACACCTTCCATTTTGGTCAGGGTCATTATTATCCATGACTTTACCTACAAAGTCTTTCTTATCCATCTGAGCTTGCATATCAATTACTGCAGACAACATTCCTTTGATGTGCTCACCTACATCTTTATCCAAAAAATCCATAATTATCCTTGAGTTATATATCTAAATTTAGTTTCATCATCATTTTTATTAAGTCCGAATGTCACACCATAAATTCTAGTCCATAGCTTTTCATCTTCACTAGAGTATGAGTGGACTAAAGAACCTACAACAAACAAAGTATCTCTAAGAAAACTAGATTGTGATTCTTGGTCTGACTCATTGAATTTATTAACATCAACTCGGAAGCATTTACCTACATGAACTTTGGTATTGAATCCAACAACCGTGTTAATTGAGTTGGAAGAAACCATACTCCAAAACATATCATTTTCCATTTTGGATTTTTGATAATTGTCATGAGTAATTCCATTAAAATCTTGAGGGACATTTTTATGCTTGGTGACCCTACCCCATTCATGGTCTAGGATAGGAATATACTTACCCATCTTATGATTCTTAAAACCAACTACACTTACACCTTTGTTTATATTCCCTGATGATAATTGGTCGTATCCACTGAGAACACCACCACTCCCACCTTCCATAGTCATTGACCCAAATAAACTAGATATGAGAAAAGAACCACAAGGAATCTTTACATCTTGGCTTGCTTGGTCGTTTTGATTCTGAGTAGTTGTTTCAGTAACATTACTCATGATATCTAGAGTTCTAGAATTCGCATCTAGAATAAAATCAACTTTATTTGTCAGTTGATTAAATGACTTGTAATGTCCATCTACATTTCTAGAAACCCATTGACACATATAATCAGACTCTGAGAAATATGAGTGTTTAACATTACGATTCAAAAATTCCAAATCAGATTCAAACCACTGAACACTTTTCATCTTATCATTGGTCGGTGTGACTTCAATTGTCTTAGCTTTCTTTCTCATAATATTTGTGAACATATCAGAGGTTGATTGGTTATGGTAAATGTGTTTCTTTGAGTTGTAGAGTTCGGAGTTTATATCAAGCAATGCAAAGCATTTAACATAGGTTTCAGAGGTTCTAGGGTTATGTTCTATACTTGAATCCTTTAACTTGAATACAAGCTTCTCTTCACGCTTAAAAGCATCTTCTTTGTCAGTTACAGATGGTGCGAACTGAACATCCATACTGACAACAGAATCTGTTTTGAGATTTATATTATTGATAACCAAATCGGAAGATTCAAACTCAAATTCAACATAAGGAACTAACAAGAACATTTCTTCTACGATTTTTAGTTTCTTCAAATACTCTTTGACATCGTATCCATCAATTGTTAGAGTGAATTTTTCCATTGGTGTATCAAACATATTACCTCTTAGTTGCAGTCTTGGCTTTGTTGTAGAAGTCCTCTATCATATTTATAGGAGGTGTCTTTAAGACTTGACCTATGTATAAATCATTAAAAGGGTCTAGAATATTATTGACTCGCATTAGCATCCACCAATAATCAGTTCTCCCATAGACTTTCAATGAAATAATATCAACACGGTTTATGTCAGTTCCTATGATTGTGTAAGTCGGAAATGTGATTCCATTTTTCTCATACTCAGCTAAACCAAATCCTTTAGTCATTTCAATATTTGATAGGAAATCCAAACCTATTTTATCTGAATGTTCTTTGTATAATAATTTTCTCTTCATCGCTGAGTCCTTCTATTTTTTAATGCGTTATTGTAATCTGTTAAGTCTAAGTTATTTTGTTTTGTGTTTCCACCTACATTACTCGGACTCCCAACTACCAAATCATCTTTCAGTGTTATTTGTGATGTCTCTAAAGATATTCTCATTTTGTAGCTAAGTGGTTTTCCACTTGTAGATGAAATATCATCTGATGGATTCATTGACACATCTCTAACAACAAACTTATTACCACTACTTAATGCACTACCTTTTGTCCTTGCATCAAATCCACTGCTTTTAGGTTTAGGAATTATATCAGCCCATTTATCACGAGCATCAATTTCTCTTAATCTACTTCCATCACCACCCACGCTACATATTCTAAGACTACTGAACTCAATTTTCTTAGGAGCAGACATTGCACTATTTGTGTACATCTTAATCAAAGTTTCAACAGGTGTTCCTAGTATTTGAGTAGCAGTTGAAGCTGTCTTCGTAACTGCTAAAGTCACTTGGTCAATCAAATCAGGTTCAATCTTAAACCTCTTTAAAATTCTTGGAGTCTCTTTGGAAACATCTTTACCACTTCTATGCAAATTAAGTAGCTCTGTAGGTAAACCACTTTCAGATGAATCATTTAGAGCTTCATATAATTTTATAGTTGGTGAAGTAACTACACCTGAACCTGAACCTTTTGTTGGTTCATCTGCAATTGATTTAAGAACGAACAATGCTTCACGAACTTCTTTAGGAACATCACCATATTTTTTAGTGATAACTTCCAAGACATTATTGGTGCTACCTTTATCACTGACAAAACTATCATTAGCATATGCTTTCAAGCTGTCACTTGATAACTGAGTTCCTAGAGTTCCTATAAGAGTTCCTAATGCAGAACCACCGTCTTCATCGCTATCAAATGAGATTTCACCATCTTTATTCAACAACATTGAAGGAGACATCAAACTAGCTATGAAACTCTCTAGAGCACCTACATCACCAATCTCACTAGGATACATAAATTTACTAAGTATTTCGTGAACATTTTTAACTATGTCAGTTGGTACATCTAGACTGAAATCATATCTAAGATATTGACCTCCTGTGTAGAATTGTCTTGACATTGTTCCACCGTCCATTGAAATACCTTGTAGGGCAAGAGCATTCTTTGCAATGTTCGGAACTCGTTCAATCAGTTTATCCATAGCTCCTGAGATATTTGTGTTGATACCTACAGTTGAACTTGCACTTGAAATTACATTTTCAAGAACACCCATAGTACCCACAACCATACTTTGTAATCCATTAAGTAAAGTATCATTTGCTTCTCTACCGTACTGAGCTTGAGATGTGAAATTAGGAATATCATCTAGATATCCTAACAACTCCCAATTAGTACCACTATTGTAGAATAGTCCTAATGTACTAGTATTCTTATTTATATCAAATATTCTACTCATTATAATTCCATTCCATCTTTAACAACAGTCATTTGTGAAGTCAATTGAAACTCCATGTCATACCATTGTGGTAGTAAATAATCGGTGGTTGCTTCACTAGGATTAATACTCATATTCTCAATAAATAATTGCTGTTTATTGTACTTGCTATTTTCAGAAATACCTCCAGCTTTAGGTTTAGGTATAATCGGAACTTCTTTACCTCCATACAAAAATTTAAATGATTCAGCACTCACACCTAGAGGGTGTTTTATACTAACACTTGATAATATATTAGCGGTTAGAGCTGAAACTTTATCAGCAATTTTACCTACTTGATTGTCAATAAAAATCAAAATATCTTGAACTAACACTGTTGCTTTTGCTTTGATAATTTCTTTTGCATCAAAACTAACAATGCTTCTATCTGCATCACTCTCAATGTCTTCTTGTTTTTTATCTTCGTCAGTGTATAGCAAATCTCTAACAGCTTCATTTAGATTTTCTTCAGTATCCGTAGTATTAGATTTTTTCATGAAATCATCTACCAAGTTATCTATATCTGTAGGTGCTATTGCAATTTCTTGTATTAAAGTTTTTACTCTTCTAGCATGAGACTCAACACCGAAAATATCACCATGAGAATCAACCCATGAAGATAATCTACTTAGACTAGCAACTGCTCCTATCAAGTTTGCTAATTGCTTGCTCTCAGGTTTATTAGGCATTATATATTCCAATATCTTACTAGGATTATCTTTGCTTTGAGATAACAAGTTTCCATATTGCTGTGGTGATAATCTAGTTGATACTGTAGTTCTCCAATAGTTCCCACTCGCACCGTCCCAAACTTGTCTTGTTACGAAACCTGCTCCACCTAAGCTATGACCACTCATTGTTGCTAAACTACTAACAACTCCTGTTCCACCTTCAACAATACCACCTAGACTAGTTCCTAATTTCCCATCACTTGGAAGTGACGACCTAAGAGCACCAATTACATCTGTAGTTGCATTTGTGATATCATTTATCAAACTAGTAACAACATTATTTCTAAATTGATTATTAATGTTGAACTGTGGCATTGCTCGGAGGTTACCAATTGAAACATTTTCAATCTCAACACTCAGAGTTCCATTACCACCTACTGAATATAAATCAGCCATTATGAGTTCCTTTGTCGTGGTTTAGGTGATGTTGTCTGTGTTTGTGTATTTAAATTGCTACCACTTGTAGCTTTAGCTTGGACTTGCTTAGGAGCTTGTTTAACGATAGTTTCTACACTTTTGATAGACTTACCTAATCCTTCTAAAGTATCTGTCAGCGTGTCCATACGCTTGTTTATATTCTCATTAGTTTCTTTAAGAGATTTAGAGACATCAACCTTTTTTGTTTTAGTCTGTTTTACTTTTTGAGAATCAACTAGGGTATCAACCTTCCCATTTATTTTAGAGATTGTTTTTGTCAATGTAGTAATCTTTGCAGTTACCTTAGTATCCTTCTTCTCATTTTCTTTTTTCTTTTCTTTCGTAACAACTTTGACTTTAGGTTCATCTTTTTCATTCTCACGAGCATCAAGTCTAGAAGTTCTTTTTTTATCCGCATCTCTCTTCAGCTTAATTCTATCAGCACCTACCTTTTTATATAACTTTGACTCAGTTATTTTCTTAGACAATCTATCTTTAATCTCAACTTTTTTATCAGTAATAGCTTTCTTTAAGTTAGATGCTTTTCTAACAACTGAGCTTCTTTTGACTAGCTTCTTAGATTTCTTAGCTGTTCTTTTTGTTAGGTTGTAGAGTGATGCTTCTTTAACAAAACTAGCAGTTTTATTTTTCATAAATACTGCGGTCTTTTTAATGCTGTTCTTTACAGCAACACCTTTCTTTTTAATTCCATTTTTTATTGCAAGGCTTACATCATCTAGAATATCTCCTAATGATTCTTTAGTTCCACGAGCAGTGTCTGCGATTGATTCACCTAGTTCATCTTGTTTCTCACTGATTGATGTCATGAGACTCATGAGGTATTTTCTGCGTTCAATTGTTTTTTTATTCACAGCTTTTTTAGAGAGTCTATCTTGTGCAATCTCAGATGTAATCTTTGAGATTTCTTCACGCAACTGATAATTACTCTTAACAGAAAGAGAATCATTTCCTTCCGTAATCAACTTTTTGATTCCTTTTAAATCGCTATTGTTCATAGCCATTACAACTTTTTTCTTCTTCAATTTAACTGTAGGTGTTTTTATTTCAACACGGTTATCAACCTTTGAGGGTTTATTACTCAAATTTAGTTTTTTAAGTGCTTTCATGTTCTTGATAATGGTCGGCATTGAGTTAACAACTTCACCTACATTATCATTAAACCTTGCAACTTGCTTTCCATCTAAGTCCATTTTAATTTTCTCCTATATCTAATATTTATAAATACCACTAAACAACACGAGGGTTATAATGGATTTACTAACAGAAGCTAACAAATTTTTAGATGCATCTGATGAAGCAGAAGCAGTTTACAGTGAAGGAGAATCGGTTTCTGTTTTTCTTGAAGCAAATGGATTCGCATCAAAATCACCATCTGAAAAAGATTTGAAATCACCTATTCGCACAATGCTTAAGAACTTCAATGACTATTTTAAAGGCATTGCAAAACACTATGAAGGTATTCTAGTTGGAATCGCAAAATCAACCAAAGAAAATGTGGTTAATATTGTGACAAACAACTCAATTTTAGAATTAGACTTGAGCACTCAATTGGTACACAATAAACAACCAATTGTAAAATAGTTATAAGTCCTTGAATTTCAATGGATAATAAAAAAGAATACTCAGATTGAGTATTCTTTTATTTCGTCTATGACTCCGATTACATAGAGGTTGACCATTTCAAACCAAGCATTTACTAGTCTTAGTTTATCATTTCCAATGTATTCATGTTCTCTGAGTAGTTTAAATTCAAATCCACTCTTCAGTGAGAAGTCAATATGTCTAGGTTGACCATATTCCCACATACAGAAATATCCATCTTTTCTGTCTAGTTTCCAACTGTCATAAAACGCATCGTTAACTAAGTTGAATATCTTTTGTTTATTGGTAGTGTTTGGTTTATCCATAGTGTTTAATACTAGCACAAACTCAACACCCATTTTTTCATCTTTAAAAGAATCATCATTAATATTTATAATCTTTTCGTCTTTAAAAGAATTGTTATTGATATTCATAATCCAACCTTGAATGATAGCTCCTCTAGAACCATCAAAATGTTTTTGTATTCTAGCTCAACTAAGTCATAAGCATCACCAACTGAAACCCTACGGTGTTTAATTAAGTGCATAAAAGCAGGTCGTAGATTCTCAATTAACATATTGGTACTAACTTGACCACTTGTTTTATTATAAGTGATTCTGAAAGCTCCGATACAGTGGGTGTCAATCTCACCGATAGTGACTAGATTATTCTCACTATTTGCAATGACACCATCCATGTCATGGGATTTTATGATTTCACAGAATAACATTTTAATATCTCCCAAATTTCTTAATCCATTCCAAACGCTTTGATGTCACCAATTTAATCATTTGTTCTGTGATTCCTAATTCACTAGTATTGAAATCTTCACCCTCAATAAAATCAAGAATTCTACGAACCATAGGAGGTTCAATGAAATGCATCCATTTCATATCAGTTCCTTTTATAAGTTTTACATGATGGACGATATTTCCATCTGAATCAAAATCACCTACATTCATTATACTTTCTCCACTGATATCACTCTAAGGTTAGAAAAATCAGACCTTATAAGACCCTTAGCAACTTGGTAACTTAACGCACTTACGATTGTGTAAGTGTTATTTGAGAAGTAGAATTTAAAGTCTTTGAGTTTCATAATTAATCCTTTGTTTTAACTTATTCTTAAAGATAGAAATACCCTCATAGATTTCCAAGGGTAGTTCTTTAACTATTTTCAA